ATATATTGTAGACTCTGCAATTGGCGGAGAGGAGCGCTTCCAGCTTGCTACGGGCGGTACTCAAACAGCCGTAACTAAAGCTTATCTAGAGTCTTCTATTGATTCTCCATTTAGTATCCAGCCAAACGACAGACTTGCTATTCTAGTAGGAAGTGTATTAAGCGAGCATACATTTAATCAGGGTGATTTCCGCTCTAATGGATTTGCTACAGCTTATGAAGTTGCGGCTTCAGTTAACGCCAATCCTAGCCTAACTTTTGTAGCTAGAACTTCAAATACAGGTAAGAAAGTAACTCTTGAAGCTAAAGCAGAAGATAATGAATATCTTGAGGTTACGAATACTACAACCGGCGGTAACGCTGGAACCGCGATGGGTTTAACATCAAGTGAAGTTCAAACATTAAGATTGTACAAAAATAGAGTTCCGCTAAGCAGAAACGGAAAAAAAGCTCTACTTGAATCAGCTACTCAATCTGAATGGTCTAACGCTATTTCGACTGGAGATACTTTAGTTATTTCAGTAGACGGTACAGACCCAATTACTTATTCTTTTACTAACTCGGACTTTATTGCAGAAGGAACATATCCTTCCATATCTAAATCAAATAGCTTACAGTCTTGGATTAATGTAATTAATTCTAAAGTTACAGGTGTGACGGCTTCAATTAATGGAAGTAGGGTTGTTCTGACATCTAACTTAGGTATTAGCTCTAGAGCTTCTTTGCAAATTGACACTTCATCTACTCTTGTTACTAAAGGTGTATTCACCACAACTACAGGTTTATCTGCGGTTGGAGCTGAATCTGACTTTACTCTATCTAGAAATACTGCTCAATTTAAATTATCAAAACCTCTAGTAGCTGGAGATAATTTAACAGCAGGAACGGCATTTAGTAACGCCAGCGTATCTAGCGCCAAAATTCTTGGTGGAGCAGTCACGTTTGCTACCGATGCGTATTTGTGGTTCTTAGTAGACAATCAAGCCGCTAAGATTATTTCTACAGGTGCTGTTTCTAATACTTTAGTTTCAGTGTCTAAGCCAACTACTAATATAGTTAGATTTACATCCAGCGTAGTTACGGCTTTTACAAATGTTGAAGTTGGCGACTATGTTATTATATGGTCTAATGAACTTAACGCTAACAATAGAATAGAAGGAAGAATTAACGCTAAAACAAATTCTACCTTTGATTTAAAAGTAACTCCTATTGAATTTGCGGCAGCAGTACCTCAAGTACTAGTACCTTTTTCAGAAGGAATGGTCTTTTTAAGAACTACTCAATCTCCTCAAAAAATTAAATTTGCAGCAGGTTCTTATAACATTAATACAATTTCAAATTCAATTCAAAATAATTTAGTTGGAGTAACTTCTTCAACTTTAGATGATGAAATTATATTAATTACAAGTAAAAGCGCCGACCTATACGGCTCGATATTGATTGCAACATTTAATGACTCGGCTAAAAACTTAAATTTTACTGAAGGTGATTTGAGTAATTCTATAGACTCGCACTTTGCATTTTATGAAAGCGCTAATGCTGATGGTGATTTTCCTTTATTTGTACATAGTTCAATTACCAATAACAAACACTCAGACCCGCCAAATACGTACATTACAGACTTTGCTTCGGCTATAAATTTAGCTTCACAAGCAATTTCTTCTAATGAACTTATTGGATTTTTACATCCTTATTTAACATCTGGAGTACAGGTAAAAGATGCTCAACCTAATGGTGAGTTTTCTCAAATACAATCTCTTGCAGCATTAAATGTTAATATTGAGTCTAGTCAATTTGTAAAAAGACTTAGACAATCAGATAGATATTATGTAGCCAGCACTTTTAATTTTGGTGCAAGCGATGGACTTACTTTAGTTCTAGACGAAGACCCTACTAACAAAACTTTTTCAATTCCACTTTATCGTCGGGCTGTAGCTAATGCTACTATGCCAATAAACTCTAATGATTTTAGAGCTTACGATGTTGATTCAGGAGCAACTTCTCAGTTTGTGACATATTTTGGTTCTACCTACGATTTTTCTAATTACAAAGCTTTAATGAAAGCTAAAAATGTCATAGACCCTAACACAGGAGCTAATCAAGACGCTATTTTATTCAGGTCTTCTCTTTGGGGAGCTTCTGGAGAAAAATTAAATATAGGATATTCTTACCCTACCTCATCTAACTTACCTATTTCTCATACTATCATAGTAGGAGAAAAAATTGATATTTTTATCGCCCTCAAATCAGGCGCTCCAGTTGCAAATCAAATTGACGGAACAACTGAATGGAATGTTACTGTTACGCCCAATACTCCGGTAGCTGGCGTAGATGAAGTTAGTTATACTTGGAGTGGAACTGGTTCAAACCCAACCATGACATCCCTGACAGCCGGAAACTACGTAACAATTAATTCTAATGGCGAGTTCTCTGCTAGAAACCAAGGTACTTTTAAAGTATCTAGTGCTACTTCAACATCTTTTACGGTACGTAGACCAAATGGTGCAGCTCTTGCTGAAAATAACGTAGCTAACTTAACTTTAACTACTGTTCTTTTATATCAAAATAGCGCCACTACAGCTCAAGAAATTGTAACTTACGTTACAGCCAATCTTGCTGATTTCATTACGGCTACCCTATTAAACGATGCCGGATTGACTGGAGCTGGAGTTATATTATCTTCAACCTATGAAGATAATAATTTTGCCTCAGGTCAAGAAAGTGTTTCTTTAGTAGATGGTATTAATTACCTAGAATTTTCTACCTTAGCAGCATCCTCGCCAAATCCTCAATTTGGGTTTAAGAATACCTTACAGCTACCTAGTTTTAGTACTAATACTGCAAATGCGTATTCTTTTAATAACGGCGAAGAAGTAAGATTTGTACCGACAACTATAAAACAAATAGACGACCTAATCTCTACTTTAGCTGTTTCTGGAGCTACAACTCTTTCGGATATAAGTACTTCTTATAGAAATGGAAAGTTGCAGATATCGACAAACATTTTGGGTTCTAGCGGAGCTGTTCAGATTACAGGAGGTACTGCTAATGCTGCGGTAGCTAAAGTAATCAACCAAGCCCTACCTATGCTTGGAACTGAATTAATGAAGGTATCTATTCTACGCTCAGCTTCTTCTGGATTTCAAACTGGTCAACTAGTTAAAGTATCTGCTGAAAGCGTACAAAAGAAAGAGTCTGGAGTTAGCTTTACATCTAGCGCTACTTTACATCCAAACACTATTGTAGCAGGTAAAACAGTACTAGAAATTGGAAATAAAGATAATCACGACAGGCTTTTTGGTCAGCCTAGAAATGCTTTAAGAGATATTGGTCGTGCTTTTCATGTAGAAAAACATGGAAAACTAGTATGTATATCTTGGGATGGTCAGACAGGTTCTAACCCTCTTTTTACAAAAAATGTACAAATCAATACAGGTAACGGAAATATTTCCGTTGATTTTGACGGAGCTTTAGGATTAACATCTTATACATCGACTTCAGGCTCTAGAAACTTTTCAGAAACTCAAGTAGGAGACAGGTTTACCATCTCAGGACTAGCCAACGCTGCTAATAATGGTACTTTTAATGTTGTAGGAACTTCTGAAGATAAGAAAACTATAGTAGTGGATAACACAGCAGGAATTGATGCAGCAGCAGCCCTAGTAATATCTGCTAATCTTAGTGTTACTACTAAACTTCAAGAGGGAGATACGGTACAGATTGGAAGTCCATTTTCTAGTCTAAACCAAGGTAAGTTTAGAATCATTAAGCAATTTAATAATAGCTTCTATATCGACAATGAAGTTGCTGTTGAAGAAAGAGTTGTTGTAACTGAAAACCTAAGGTCTTTAGGATTTGATGCTACGACTCAATTTAACGTAACTGTTCCGGGTAATATGAGAATTACTTGGAACGGAACGGGAACTCAGCCTAATCTGCAAAATGCTAAACTTGGCGATACACTGACTATTGGTACGGCTTTTAATTTGCTGAACCAAGGTTCTTTCATGGTTACAAAATCTAATAAGGCAATGAGGGAGTCGTTTACAATTATAGCTCCTTCGGCGGCAGATATTGATGGCGGAGAAAGAATTCATTTTAACCTACCTAATGGCGGTACTGCTCGTTATGGATGGTTTGATTTAAACAACACTTCCGTAGACCCAGCTCCTATTGGACGTACTGGTACTCAGTTTGATTATACGGGCTCTGAAACATCTTCAGCTATGGCATCAATTATACAGGTGGCTTTAAACGCTTTATCTGGAGTTACAGCTACTGTTTTAGGAGATACTGTAACTGTAGAGTTTGATGACTACGGACCATGCGTAGATGCTGAAAATATTGATGTAGAGGCTTGCGAAGTGTTGGTTGTTCAACAAGGTTCTTTAGCTTACGTAGAGTGTGCTAATTCTGTTGCTATTGCTGAATCTGGCATTTCTGTAACTGGCGTTGGCGGTAATATTCTTAAATCCCACAATCCTTCTATGGTTATTAGTCCATACGATAATACGAATTCTGGCGATAGTTTAGTTATCTCAGGCAACGTACTTACTGCAGCCAACAAGGGAACATATACCATTACTGAGGTTTTAGATGAATCCAGAGTTGTAGTAGATGAAATACTAGCTATTCAAAACAATGTAGCTTTAGTATCTGATTTTACTCAAATATATGTCGAAGAAGAAAAGCCTTACGTAGGTTACAAAAAAATTCATAACCTACTAGTAGACCCAGCTAATAGCAACAGATACCTAATGATTTTTGACAGCAACAATCAATTTTCTAAAATAAACGATGTTGCTGTCTCAACTATTGCCGGTACAGGCAAACTTGGTTTTTCTGAAATCAATCGTAAAGGTTTAGATTCATATAGATACGATACTGGATTGTTAGCGCAAGCTAATAAGGTGGTGTACGGAGACCCAAGAGATAGTATTACTTATCCGGGCGTAGCTGCTGCTGGTGCTGAAATCTTTATTAAACCACCTCTATTTAAGAGAATTAAAGTTTCTATTAACGTAAGAATCAGAACAGGTATTCCATTTACAAGAGTTGTTGAGCAAGTTAGAAATAACGTAGCTGCTCTAATTAACTCTACAGGAATTGGAGAGCCAATTGCTATCAGTGACATTGTTTCTGCAGTAAATTCAATTCCGGGCGTAAGCGCAGTATCTATCAGCTCTCCTGCTTACGATGCGGCAAATGATATTATTGCTGTAGCAGCCACAGAGAAAGCTTTGATTATTGATATCGTAAACGACATTATCGTGGCGAAGACGGAAGGGTAGTTATGATTATATACAAAACTACAAATTTATTAACGGGAGAGTGGTATATTGGGCAAGATAAGCACAATAGACCTACTTATCTAGGAAGTGGTAAAATTTTAGTTTGTAAAGTAAAAAAGTACGGGAAGCACAATTTTAAAAAAGAAATATTAGAAGTGTGTAACTCTATCGAAGAGCTAAATAAAGCTGAAGAAAAGTGGATTGACGATACCAACGCAGTAAAAGATAGTATGAGCTACAACCTACGTAAGGGCGGTTGTAGATTTCCAGAAAAGCATGGTTCAGATAATCATAATTTTGGTAAATACCCTATGGCTATGGTTGAAAAGACTAAAAAACCTGTTGTTTGTTTAAATGACGGTAGGGTTTTTGATACATTGACGGAAGCTTCTAGGTACTATAATATACATATTTCTAAAATATCTTTAATATGTAAATTAAAAAGAATTTCTTCTAAGGGATTTGTTTTCCGATATCTAGGTCAGGAAGACTTAAAGAGAAATAGAAAAATTGGTGGTTTTAAAAAAGGCGCAAAACCAGTAAATATCAAAAAAGTAATATGTATTGAAAATAATATAGTTTTCGATTCTATTACAGAGGCGGTTAATTATTGCCAATCTTTAAATACAAAAACAAATAGACAATCTATAAGAAATGTATGTGATGGAAAATACAAGACCGCTGCTGGTATGAAATGGGGTTGGTATGTCAACTAGACAAGAAAAAGAAAAACAAAGGTTACGTCAGTACCTTAATAGCGCTATACGTGGTCCCAATACAGATGCTGTACTTGAAGCTCTTTCTCAGGGAGCTACTCACCTTATTCAAAACGTTGAAGCCGTAAACGATAATATCTATATCGTATCGGCTACTGGTCGTTACTTAGATACCTTACTTGCAGGTCGAGGGTTAACTAGACCTGAAAACGTAGGTCTTTCTGACGACATTTTTAGACAAATAGGTATTGAAATTTCTACCAGAAAGCAGATCAGGGATTTGGTTTTATCTATCCTTGAAATCATGTACGGTGAGGAATTCACAAGAGCAACGTCTCACTCATCAGAGTTTGAGACTTATGCTTTGCAGGATGGAGATACCCTAAAAATTCAATTTGATGATGCTGAGGTTGTAGAAGTAGTTTTTTCAGCTTCTCAATTTTCTAATATTAATACCGCAACAGCTCAAGAAGTTGCTGATGCTATTACTAAAGAATTGAGAAGATTAGGCAAAACTGGAGCTGCTTTTGCAAAAGATGATGGCGTAGGTGGATTTGTAACCTTAATGTCAAGCACAGTCGGTCCAGCCTCTACAGTAAAAGTAGTTGGCGGTAAGGCTCAAAACAAACTTAAATTTGACGCTATCAGACCCACCACTGGATTAGCCACAACCCAATGGACTTTAACCCAACAATCAGGCGGAGTGATAAGAGCCACTTGGACTGGCGGACCTAACCCATCAGTTGGTAAAGCCAGAAAAGATGATTACGTTAATATTTACGGTACGGCTTTTAATTTAGTTAATCGAGGTACTTTCACTGTATCTAAAGTACAGGGAGGAGTTGTTGGCGAAGCTTATGTAGAATTCCTGAATCCTAATGGAATTCCTCAAGTTGTAGTTCAAGGTAATGCTGAAGCTATTTTATTTTTCAATCCAACTCGTACTACTTTATCATCTAAAACAACATATGCAGCAGCTTATCAAACAGAAGCTAGATTATTAGAAGTATTTATCCCAGCTACAACTAAAGTTGTTAAAAGGGATTTGAAGGGTTCGGCTCACGTACATGATAGCGGTCCTTCTGGAACTCAATTAGGTCCTTATGTTTTTGAGACAACCAAGCCCTACATTATTGGCGGAGAAGAGTGCGGAACTACTCAAACAGTAGACTCAAACTCAAACCTTGTAATACAAGTTGATAACTCATCAGACATCCCAGATACAGCAGGAAACCTTATATTTGCCTTTGGTACTGATAAAGAAGAGGGACCGGTTCCTTATATTGCCAGACCATCGTCCAATACTTTAATGATAAACCCTTCATATAAATTTAAAAATACTCATAATTCTGGCACTAATATTAGCCTAGTAGCTCAAAACTATGTTTATGATGTAAGAACTAATGGTCTAGATTATGCTTGTTATTTAACCGATGTTGTTTCGGGAAGAGTTTACGCTGAGGATTTAATTAAATTAGTAACAGCTACGGGTATTAGGCTTGTAATTACAATTTTATACTCGGGAGATATCGGACTCGGAAAAGCCGGAACTATCAATAGTGAAAAATATTACATTTTTGGGTCGGACCCGGAGTAAACAATGGCTCAATCTTTAATACTATCAGGCGCTCAAGTAAAAGTTTACATCAATGGTAAGCTTTGGAAAGAATGTCAGTCTATAAATTATACTATTGATTATGGTCAGGAATCTATATTCGGTATTGACTCAGCATTTCCACAAGAAATTAGTCCCGGTCGCATAACGGTTCAGGGCTCTCTTTCTGGTGTTTATGTTAATGCAAGCGGTGGATTGCAAGGTAATGATATCACGCCTAGAATTACCCAGATACTTTATCAGCCATATATCTCGTTAAGGCTTAAGGATAGGAAAGTAGATAAAGATATTTTCTTTTGTCCACAAATTGTAATTACCAATGAAAGCACAACCGTAGGCGCTAAAGGTACAGTTAAAGTGAACTTTAGTTTTAGAGGGATTATTCCCTATAGCGCTATTGACCTAGCCTAAATTTTCCCACCAAAATCGGTCAGCTTCCATATCTTGTAGATACAAAGACACCACCTCAGAAGCTTCTTTTAATGTGTACATACCAGTTACATAGGCTGTTGCATATCCCCAAGTGCTGTAAGGACTTCTTTTAGAAAGCTCATTAGGCTGGTCAGTAAGATGGAAAAGGCAAAGGCTGACAATATTAGTGTCAGGATTATACCAACAAATAAGGGTGCGGTCATTAATAGTTTTTCGCTCAAGTAACTTCCAACCTTCTTCTTCATCGATAGTCTCCAGTAGTAGTTTCATTCAACCTCGGATTTACAGTCGGGACAATAATAGAAAAAACTTGTTATTAAATACTTTTTTACTTTGTTTTCGTGTCTACAGAATCGGCTGACTCTTTTAGTTTCTTTTGGAACAGGCGGCGGTTCTTCATCGTCAATATCATCAGTGCGATAGGGATGGACCCCGGAATTAGAAGGAGGATAGTAGAAACCAAAATCTTCTTCCTCGTCTTCGTAAAAGGAATCGATTCCACCTTCAGCAAGCATTTTCTCAAACTCTCTAAGAAGCTCTTCTTCATCGCTATTCTTCTTTTGATTTGACATAGATTACAAACGCCTCTCTACTTCCGTTAGTTTCTTGGCATGGTCTACCTGCCACTTTTAGATACTTAGGATGTACGTATTTTCTTTGAGCAAAACTAACCTCATTCACTGAGCTTTGCCAAGCGTCAAAATACTCAACCTCTAAATTGTCAACGTAGACTTCAGCCTCTTCGTTATCTAGTAAATCTAATAACTTACGTAATTGTTTAACTTTCATACTTCCTCTCCACAAGCCTTACAAACATAGTAATGACTTGTAAGTAAATGTTTTTTAACGGTTTCTTTGTGTGGGCAGCTTCTACCTATATCAAAAGAATTCATAGCCTTAATCATATTTTCAGATATTTGTTTAGACGTAGTACTAAGAATACTTTGAAGGCGTTCAAATTCAGACTCTTCAAGCCAAGCCTGTTCGCCGCTTGATACAAAACCCCTATGCTTAGCTGCATCATCTCGTAACTTTTTAGAATTGCTCATAGAATCTCCTATTGCATATATAATACCATAACGACAAGTATTTGCAACAAAAATATTAATCTTTATAGTATACGCTATTTTTTTCAATCCTCTAAACAATCTAAATAATCCAATAATTATGGTATAATAAAGCATCAAGGTGTAATATGGCTATTAAAAGATCGGCTAACATATTGAATTCGCAAAGATTGGATGTTCCTCACATCCGATCTATTGAATCGGCAATAAGAAATGACTTCGATGAAGTAGCCAAAGGTCTGCTTACAGGCGCTAATGAATCTTTTTTTATTCGTGGTTTTGAAATCAATCTAACGGGAGCCATTGGCTCTTCTTCTACAAGTTTACAAGTACTTGCGGCTGATTCAGCCATTCTACATACTCAATCTTCTGAGTCTGGTACTTTCTTTGTCACCGATGCCTCTGAACCAAATCAAACACTTAGCTCTACAACAAATACCAAAGTAGAAGGGTCTTTCACACCCGGCGCTATAAACTATGTTGGGATTGAATTTGTAAGAGCTGTAGATGATTCTACAACCGCTCAAGTGTATTTTTGGAATCCAACTACAGAAACTGAATTTGTAAAAACAGTACCTTTAGCTCAAACACTAAGTTATAAGTTTGTAATTTCACCTTCCATATTTACATCAAATATACTTCCTTTAGCCATTATCGAAACCGATGCGGCTAATAACGTCTTGTCTGTTGAAGATCGCAGACCTATGTTTTTCAGACTGGGTACTGCAGGCACTAGTACTCCAGACCCTTCTTATGTTTATCCTTGGGATGATGGAAGAGTAGAGAATAACTTTAAGACTACATCTAGCGCATCTTCACCATTTGTTGGTGGAGACAAGCAAATTCGTACCGAAAAAGAATGGAAAGACGCAGTAATGTCTGCCATTAAAGAAATTAAAGGTACGACTTACTGGTATTCAGAAAACGTCTCAGGCTCATTAGTTAAGACTAAGCAAGATATTGCCAGCATGATGATGACGGGTGTTGGAGATATCTCACATAGCGAAGCTATTGCTGGTAAAATTAATTGGTCAGATGATATTCATTTTAACTTTGTAGGTTCGAGACTTACATATACTATTCTCGCAAACCCTGCCACATCTCATATTATTCTATCCGACGACCAAGCCGCTTACATGAAATTGGTTCGTGGTCAGTCGATCACTCCTCTATTAGTTTTTACTAATGGTTCTAGTATTGTAAGTTCTGTTGGAGCTGTTTCTTGGACCAATGATGTAATGGCTGGAGACTTTGTAAAACAAGCTTCTCAACTAGATACTAAATATTATAAAATATTGTCGGTAAATTCAGCTTCTCAAGTAACTTTATCTACGCCTTTCCTAGAGGCATCTACGGGTATAGGTGGTTCGGCAGCTCAATATGCTTGGGGTAAGTATTTAACTGACGCCGCTCCTTCAACCGACAGACATATTAAAGTAGTTTCTAGAAAAGACGTTCCTTTTGATGAGGATACGTACTGGTTAATGTTACGCCAAGATAACGGCGGCTCATTAGCTCGTGTTTATATTCGTGGTACGGGATTTGGAGAGTTAGAGCAGGGTGAAAGTGCAGAGATTTCAGATAATACGTCTAAGGATGTTATTGAATATATCGGTTCTCCTTCTGAAAATATTTCAACTCCAGATTATACAGGAGCTATAGTTCCTGCCGTATTTGAACAATTTACTATTACTTTCCCGGCGGCAAATGCTACAACTTCAGGTCAATATTTCCTAGCTAACTCCTCAGGAGATGCTAACGAACATTATTTCTGGATTAATAAAGACGGGGCTGGTGGTAATCCTTTAATTCCGGGTAAATTTGCTAATGCAATTGCAGTTACTACAGGTCAGCCTAATACAGTAGTTGCAGCAGCGGCTACGATTGTTATTAACGCTATTGGTGATTTCAACGCAGTAAATAATTTAGACGGTACTGTAACGGTAACTTTATCACAAGCTGGTAACTGTACAGACGCATCGAACGTTGATGTTGCCGGTCTTTCAATTGTTACAAACACTCAGGGTGCTGGAGCTACAAATAATTATATTGTAGACGATGAAAATCTTACTAGGTCTATCAAACGCTTAGACCAAGCCTTAGGTGATTTTGTAGATTCTATTAGCTTAGAAGGCTATGAAGAAAAAATTGATGTAGTTTCAGGCGCTCCGGCTAATGATAATGAACTTACAGGTCCTGTATCTGTCAGTACTACATTTTCAGTTCCTCTTAATTCAAGAAATAGCGATGTTCAACAAACCTATGTTGTAGGCTCAGGTACTTTAGCTGTTTATTTAAACGGTATCAGATTATTTGCAGGTTCTGACTATACTGAAGTCGGCGCTCCAGCTAGTGATAGTTATCAGATAACTACATTAGTAATACTAGAAGTAGATGACGTTCTAGTATTTAAAATTGAAGGCGAAGGCGCAGGTGGCGGTGGCGGCGGTGGTGGTAGCTATACAGGTGCGAACCTAGGTACTGTTTCTTCAGCTAACGTATTTAAACAACTTGCTGGTTCTCAATTTCAATTCCGTAGACTTACTGCTGGTTCAAACGTTACTATTACAGAAAACGCTAACGATATTGTAATTTCCTCAAGTTCTGGAGTAGCTAATAGTTCAACAGCCACAAAGACTTCTAGCTATTCTGTAAACTCTACAGACGATGTAATTTTAGCAGACACAAGCTCTGGAAGTATTATTCTTACTTTACCTGACGCAACTTCAGTTGACGGTAAAATATACAATTTTAAAAAAATTGCAGCACTAAACAGTATGTTTGTTAAATCAATTTCATCACAAACTCTTGACGGAGTAGATATCGATGCAGCTCCTTTAGATGTAGCTATTCAATACGAAAGCTTAACTTTAGTTGCCTCAGGTGGCGCTTGGTATATCCTATAAGGTAAATATGAGTTTTAGACCATACAGCGCATTAAAAGCAAGCGGGTTAGAAAGTAAGTTCCAGAATGGAGCTGGTGTTATTATTGGAAAAGCAACACCGGTTAGAAAGACCAGTACAGGAACTATAGACTTTATTGATGTATCTATAGAAAATGAAGTATTGGCTCTTATTGGAGTTACTTCGTCTTCTATTTTGACCGACAGTATAGGTCCGGTTATCACTCATGGAAGGATAGAAAACGTAACGATTTCAGCTACTTTTGGCGATGCTATCTATCTTGGAAAAGACGGATTTCTAACAAATGTCAAGCCTGACGTAGGCGTAGGCGGATTTGTAGCTGGTGATTTTGTGGTCAGAGTTGCAACAGTAGCTAGAAATGAAAGTAACTTACTCCAAAAGGATTTGGTGTTAGAAATTACGCTAGTAGGGCAATTAGGATAAAAATGATTAATAGACCTAGAACAGTGGATTTAACCAAAATCACACCAGAGCAAGAAGAGCAAATTGGCAAGGTTTTAACAGCTAAGTTATCGGAAATATTAGAAACTGCTGGTAAGCAAGCTAATGCAATTCTTAATACTTACGGTATGGAAGTACAAATAGCCTACAAGCTTAAGAAGCAATCCAAAACCAAAAAGAAATCCTAATCTTTATAACATATAACAATAATTTACAATAACCGTAGGATAATATTATGGCTGATATTTCGATCGTAAGTAGGCTCATTGGAAGTATCCAAAGAAACATTGACCTTCAACAAAATTCATTAGTTGTAGGTTCTTTAAAAGTCGGAACGACTTCGCCTGTAGAGCTTACTAAGACCATTCTTCAAAATCTAGTCAATCTTCAAAACGGCTCTGATTTTTCTACTGGTACGAACGCTCATACCCATGACGGTCGTTACTTTACAGAAACTGAGCTAGGCGCTTCAAGCGCCTCTTCAGGCTCTGATCTTATCGGTGACGACAATACTTATACTAACTTTACTCCAAGCGCTGCAACTGTAAAAGGTGCTTTAGCTGGAATTGATTCAGCTCTTGCTACCGCAGGTGGTACAGATTTCTTAGATACTCTTTTTAGAATCTCTGACGACGATACACCTTCTAAAAAAATTGCCTTCCAAGCATCTGCTATTACAGCCTCTACTGTTCGTACAATTTCAATGCCTGACGCTAACGTAAACTTAGCTGATGTTAATCAAGCTCTTTTACAAAACGGCACTCGTTCTCTTCTAGCTAACCTAGATGCTAACGGAAATAAAGTAACAAACTTAGCTACAGCTACAAACGCTGCTGATGCTGTTCGTTTCGATCAATTACAAAACGCTCTAGCTGGTCTAGACTTCCAACCTGATATTAATGATGTAGTTCTTGACGGAGCTACTACTTTTCCGGGTACTGGACTTCCAGCAGCCGCCCTTGGTCAACGCTACATTATCGTAGATACTTCAGCTCTAGATGTAGCTTGGGGTACAATTACAGGTGTTGGCAATAACGATATCGTACAATACAACGGCTCTTCTTGGGTAGTTGCTTACGATGTTTCAGTTCAAGGCGAAGGCGCTCTTGCTTGGGATAGAGATTCAAACACTTTCCAGAAATGGGACGGTACTGCTTGGGCTGAATTTGGTGGGCTTGCTGGCATAACTGCTGGTAACGGTCTTACTAAATCAGGCAATACATTAGACCTTAACTTTAATGAAATGTCAGCAGTTTCAATCGCTTCTGGCGATGAGCTTGCTTTTGGTGACGTTTCTGACTCTAACATTGTTAAGAAAATCACTCTTGCTAACTTTAACGCAGCTCTTGACCACGATACTCTATCTGGTTTTGTAGCTAACGAACATATCGACCACTCGACTGTCTCAATCGCTACTGCGGCTGATTCAGGCTTGAGCGGCGGTGGAGATATCACAACTACTCGTAACCTTGTAGTTGATATTGCCGGTACTACTGAAGCTACCTCTGTAGCTGGAACTGATGAAGTTCTTGCAAACGTAGGCGGAAACCGTAGAAAAGTTAAAGTTAAGAACTTACTTAAAAATCAACAGACAATCAAAACCTTCCTTGCTGGTGAAGCAATGGCGGCTGATACAACTTGGGCTGTAAGGATTGCGGTATCAGGTGAAACCGCTGGTCGTGTTTACAAAGCTGACTACGATGCTACTTCAGCTAATAACTTTTATGTTATCGGTGTAGTTCAATCTGCTGTAGCGATTACTGCTGGTGATACTGTTGAAGTTATCACCCAAGGTGAAGTTGCTCAAATGGCTAACGATGTAGCTTTTGATTCAACTGAAATCGGTCAACCAGTTCATCTTAAAGCCGCTGGAGCTTGGGATGCTAACGGTGCAATTACTTATGTTGCTAACCAAGCCTCTTTTAGATTTGGGTATGTCCAAACAACTACCTCAATTTTCTTAGACGGAAGTAAACAGCTTAACGGCGTTGCTTAATATGGTATAATACCTAAGGAGGAGACATTACATGGCTAAGTTCCTTAGGTTGGTTAACGGTATCATGAAGAGTTTTGAAGAATCTGGCTCATCTACTATCTATGACAGATATTTAGAAGTTGTAGCTTCAGGTGCTGGAGCTAATCAAATTAACGGACCTATTACTGCCGGTACGAACATAACCCTCCCTAGTTCTCAAACATATACAGGTGATGAATTACAAGTTTTCCTGAATGGTTTGAGGCTCGATAACGTACTTGATTACAATCACGTTTCTTCTACACAAATTAGCTTTTTATTTAATTTAGAAGTTACTGATGTTTTAAGGTTCTACATCGACCGAAATTTCTAATAAACATGGTATAATAAAATACAGGAATACAATATGGCTGATACAAAACCAGATTCACGACAGATTAAGAAACGCTCAGCGCTACCTAGATTAGGTACGGCGGCTAACGCTACCGTTGAAGCTATTCTTGATAAAGTTAACGTTGACGCTAACTACCCATTAAGGCTGGCAGCTTCAGATACTCCTGATGCTAGACTTAATTTTTCTTCATCTTCAGTGGTATCTGCTGATTCAGCCAATGAAATCGTATCTCCTGTTAAAAAACAAATTTTCCCTTCCCTATCATCTCCTTGGATTAACTTCCAGACTCAAGCCGTATCTAATGCTGCTGATTTTGATATCGTATTTCCTGTAACAAATACAGTAGGTCGTTTTCGTCAAGCTGGGTTCACTTTAATTAGTTCTGGTAAAATCAAAGTATTGTTTTCTGACGAGGCTTTGACCGAAGGTGCTCTACCGAATGCGGGTGCGCTTTTTGTTAGTGGCGGTCTACCTATTGGCTATGTTGTACTAGAATGTACAAATACTTCAGGTTATTTTAAAACAGCAGGTTCTGCTTCAAGTATCATTGAAAACGCTAAAATCTTCCGCTTTGGTTCAGGTGCTGGTGGCGGCTCAGGTACTGGTGATGCAAATACATTTACTGAAAATTTAAAGCACAGACTTACTTCATCTTACTATGAATTCGTAACTCCTGTTGTTTTTGAATCTGATGAACAGACTCGCACAGCCTCGGCTACAGCTACTTTTGATATCGTAGACGGTGTTTATAGATTCAATAACGCTGCAGAAAATTTCGTATCTATTCAAATGTTTGATACTGAGTTTCTTGCTAATGATGACGATAGTCGTCAAGTAGAGCTTCATGCTGAATGGTTTGATAGCGCCTCTAGAGACGATAGCGCTACCTATCAAGTGGCTCTGGATGGTACAAACTACGAAACAGTAACAATGACTCGCCAAGGGCTTTCTCAAAAGTTTACTGGAAGTAAGCTATTAGCGGTTCCTTCAAGCGTTGTTGTTCTTAGTCAAGCTTCTACCGATACCAATACAGAACTTGATGCGTCTTCTTTACAAGCATTATCTGCTCCATTCACTTTATCTGCAAAAAATGCAATCTCACAACTTGCAATTGAAATAGATGAGCTTGGTACTCCAGTTGGTTCTTATATCGTATCTATATGTAAAGATAATTCTGGCGTTCCGGGCGATGTAATATTCAGTAAAATAGCGTTAGTATCTACATTAAATTCTGGACTAAATGTAATTACCCTAAATAGTTTCAGAAACGTTCTTGTTGCCGGAAACTATCATATTAAGATTGAAACAGACGCTACCTATAAAGCAGGATTCAGCGCTGGCGTAAATAGCATTAGATTAAAAACCAACTCTGGCGGAAATGATTTAGTTTATAATGGTACTACTTGGAGTGCTGGTACTGTTGATTTGAAATACGCACTATCAGGTCATGCTTATGATTTGAGAGTTCAAGTTGCATCATCAGCCGGTTCAAAAAAGCTAAAAGCTTTCGGTATTTTCTATGATGAGCAAGTTGGTGACGCTATTGACGGTATTGACGCAACTCAAACATTTATATTTAGTGGTGACTTAAATACTACCACTTTCCTAGTTACAAACTTCCTTCCTACTCAAGAAAAATTAAAAGTATACGATATCAAAACCGGACAGGTTTACAGATATCCAGCATTTCAAATTAACGGTAATACAATAACTTTCGATTCTGGAACATTTCTAGTTCCGGGCGAAACTGTTCAGTTAATTTTCGACCAAAGTGAAGGCGCTGCAATTGCCTCTTCTGTAGTAGTAACTGGTACTGGCGGTGGAGCTGGTGACTTAGATACCCTACTTTCTCAAACATTTGACTCTTCTGCTTTGGGTGATTTTACTCAGACTGGTCTTGAGCTTATTACAACAAATCCGTTGAATGGAACTCAGTCAGCTCGTCTTGTTCACCAAGCAGCTTCTAATCGTTCATTTAAACAAACAGTTGCTATTGCGCCTAAATTCCGTGGCGTAAACATGACAGCTTCTGTTGCAATTCGTTCATCTGCCTCTCAAGGTAACGTAACGATTGCATTCCGTGATGAAACCAACGGCGTTGACTATCCAAGTCAGCAGCTCCAGACTAACTCACAAGCCATTGCTTCGCTTGTAACAAACTCAACAATTACAGTGTCGGGCTTCTCTAACTCAAGCATTAACACGCTAAAAGTGGGCATGACCGTTACTGGTTCTGGTATCCAAACAGGTACAAGAATTGCGACTATCAACACTACAGCATTAACCATTACGCTTTCACAAGCCGCTACAGCTTCTGCTACTGTTTCGCTTCGCTTCTCTGATTTGCCACGTACTTTACAACTTGGCTTCAATATTCCAGCAAACTGCTCAAGCTATTCTTATACAATTTCTGCATTGCAAGAATCCGGTTCTCCAGAAACTTACATTGATGATGTTGTACTTAAGAACTACTGGCTTGGAATGAGTAATCAGGGACAAAGCACCCTTTCTGTTCCAAGCATTACACAGCAATCTCAATACTTAGAACAATCTGGGAGTGTTGGAGTTGCTACAGTAACTGGAGCAGCTACTTCAACGGTTGGTACTGATATTTTCAGTTACAACTCTGGAACCGGGCTTTACACCGTACTTAAAGATGCTAACTTTACTTTAAATCTTTTGATGCGTAGTGCTTCTGCTGTTAAAATTGAACCTATTATTGTTGTAAATGGAGTTGATACAATATATAGCTCAAGTGATACCGCCGCAGGAAACTCATTTGCTAACTGCACATATTCTCAAACTCTGCCAGTTGGAGCTACGTTCTCCTTTAGAAACTCAGTTGGAACTACAGATGTTAGACGCATTTCAATTAGTGCTGACGCTGTAACAACTTCACAAATTACAACAAACGACCTCGTTCCAGCAAAAGCAGTGCTTGGCAACAGCACAATTGATATTCCTAACATGACAGCTTGGCAGGGATATACGCCAGCATTCCAAGGCTTTGGTACGCCAAGTGCTGTGGAGTTTGAGTGGAGACAAGTTGGAGAAAACGTAGAAATTCGTGGTAAGTTTACTGCTGGAGTAGTAACTACCGCTGAAGCTCGTGTTGGACTCCCTGTTGGATTAACTTCTGCTGGAACAAGTATTATTCCAAGTTTAACTTTGGCAGGCGATCACGTAAGAAATAACCAAGGCTCAACATACTTTAGAGGTTCAATATTAATAGAACCATCGGTGTCCTATATCACATTCGGCGCTCAAAGCTCAACTCAAAACGCTTTGACTAAAGTAATTGGGACAAACCTTGTAAACAATAGTGACACAGTTTCATTAACTGCCTCTATCCCATGCGCAGGATTGTCAGCTACTGAGCAAATCGTAGTTTCTGGCACTCAAAGTGCATTGGTGGAAGAGGGTGATAGTAATTTGGAAATGTCGGATAGTTCATCTATTGCTGCAAATGCCATTTATACATTTTCTACAGTTACTAGGTCTATAGGCGATGCCATTAGATATGAAAATGCCACAGGTAGATTCTATGCTACAAAAAATGGTACATTCTCAGCTTCGATGTGGGTTACTCCGGCATCTGTTTCTGGAGTACTACCGCAATTATATAGAGTTGTAAACGGAGCAACTTCTCTAATGTCAAGACAATTAGGAGTAGCTAGTACAGGTGGGATGACTCACGTATCTAGTTCCTTCTATTTAAATTCTGGGGATTATTTCTATTTTAGCAATGATAACAGTGGAGGGGCTGGTACAGTTCGTCAAATGGGCGTTACATACCAAGGCTCCCTAAAAGTCCTTAACACCAGCGCTGACCAAAAAATCACTATCCCAACTTCTGAGCTACGCTTTGAAGGTGCTAGTGCTAGAGGTACTGGAACAGAAACAGCAATTGTTCAATTCACTTCCATGACTAAGATTCGCGGTGATGCTTTCACAGTTGATAACAGTAATGGTACTGCTATTACTATGACGAAAGCTGGTAAACTCGATGTGAGTTCTAGTTTAAGGAATAGTAATGGGAGTTGTAGAATATCTAGAAATCAAGCTATTAGAACAGCACTACCGACCTCTTCTGAAACTTTAGCCGGTGAATCTGGTGTTGCGCTTGATTCTACGATTGCTTGGTCTGGGTTTGTATCAGCCGGAGATGTAATTAGAATTTGTGCAGATAACACACCAACGTCTGCTGTAGCAAACAACCTAAACCTAGCTTTCCAAGAGCAAGACATTTCTGTTTCTGTAACCAACACATTGCCACAATTCTCGGAGTCTGACTCCTCGGTGAGAGTTGATACAGCTAATGGGTATGGATCAACCGCTACTAAGATTCGTAGATTTAGCAATATTAGGGATAATGTTGGTACAGATATTGAATACACAGATAGTGCGGCAAATGGTGCTAGTTTTACGGCAATGTCTAGCGGTATTTATATGATTAGTTATTCTGAACAAACAACATTAAATACAACACCTAGAATCGGTATCAGTAAAAATGCGTCATCACTTATTAATAATATTGATGATATATCAGCAAATGAAAGGTTAGCTATTTCTTCTGACGAAGGTGGTTCATCAGCAAGTAAATACATGTCAGTTTCTTGGCAAGGCTACTTGCAATCTGGTGATATAATTAGACCTCATTCTTCTGGACAAACAAATACTGTACCGGGAGGGGTAACATTTACAATCTCCAAAGTCGGTAAGCCTAACGTAACTGGCGTAGATGTGACTCCATTTGTGAATGTGTCGCAGCCTGAACAAGGGGCCACTGTTAGAAATTATACAAGCTTACTGGCATCTAACGTATTTAATTTTAACACGGTTGTTGAGGATAAAAATATTAACAAATTTCTCAGCTACGATCCTACTACAGGTAAATGGACGGCTCTTAAAAGAGTGACAATTGATGTTTCTTTTTTTGTAATGACTATCAATGGAGTTAGTATATCTATTGATAAAAATGATAGCTCTCTAGCTATATCTGATAGTGGAGGGGCTGCTGTAGGAGGATATCACAGAGCAAATGGATCAGCTAAAACGATACTTGAAGCCGGTGAAACTATTAGATTAAGAGCACTGGCAGCTCCGAGTACAATTTATTCAACCAATTATTTTTCTATAGAGGCTACAGCACTCTCCGACCAAATACTAACAGCACCTGAAACCTTCAGCACAGACACTGCAGCTTTGCAATATGCAAGCTCTACACAGTACACACTTAGTACTTTGGCGAATGCTCCTGTTGGTACTTTTATTACTTTTGTACACAGTGCAAATTCTAATACTAGAACTCAAACAACAGCGAATCCTCCTTCTCAAAGTACTAGCGATATGAATGCAAATGGTATTATTTTGACTACAAGAGCGTATAATGCTGGTAGTAGCTCTGCTACTCCTTCTGCGTTTGCAATTCAAATTGGTAAAGGACTTAAGGGATTAAGTTTAAATCTTTACAAAAGTTCAGCTAAAACTGGCTCTGGTTCTTTAGATGGTATTCAATATGCATCTACTACATTTATAGGTGCTGCAGTTAAAAGTTATAACGAAAATACGGGAATACTATACATTGATACTGGATATCAAACATCAACTACAACTTCTGCCAACTTTGTATTTGATGATTTGACAACAGCAACTTCAGGCTACCTCGTAATCAACGCAAGCAAGAATGTTTCGCTCACGGGAATGAATATTGAGCGAGTGGCAGCTAGAGGAATTAACACCGCAGGAACAGTAATGAACGCAACTGGTGTAACAATGCCAGTAACTGTTGTATTTGATACTCATGGAGCCTTAAACACTAACGGAACTTTTACTGCTCCAGAAACTGGATATTATCAAATATCTGCTTCTATGTATTACTCAAATGCTACCTATGCCGTTGGTCAGGCTGTATATATTCAGGGTTTCAAAAATGGCGTTTTATACAGTACAAGTATGGTCTTCAGGGTTGGTGCTGCTACAACTACATTTATGGGAGCAGGACCATATTCTGATCTAGTATTTTTAGGAAGAGGTGAAACTTTTCAAGTTAGGGGTGTAAACGAAAGAGGGGCTACGGCTCTTGATACTGGAACTACAGTTAACTTTTTTTCAATTGCTAAAGTAAATATCGGTAAACAACAATGAAATGGCTAGTATATCTACACTATAGATTAGACACTGGAGAATGTTTTTACATTGGTAAAGGTACTGAAAAACGTGCCCGAGCTAGGGATTGTCGCAATCCTATTTGGAAACGTATAGAAGCAAAAGCTGGTAGAAAAGTAGTAATTGTGCAATTTTTTGAAAAAGAGCAAGACGCTTTAGATTTTGAAGTTGACTTAATAGCTCGTTATAAACCTATCGCAAATATTTCTGCTGGTGGAGAAGGTGTTTCTGGCTTAAGGCACACAGAAGAAACAAAAGAAAAGTGTAGACAAGCTACTCTGAAACTAAGACAAGATTCAAAATGGCTTGAAAAAAACCTTAATAATATGAAAGAAGCTGTTTCTAAACCAGAATCAAAATCTAAAGTTTCAAAAGCTAGAAAAGCCTTCTTTAAAAATGAGCAAAATAGAAAGCACATGTCCATAAAGCAATCTGAGTTTATCAAAAATAATCCAGAACGTAATGCTAAAAGACAACAACTATCTATAGAAGCTAAACAAACTCCTGAGTATAGATTGCTATCATCAAGAGTTCAAGGCGGAAGAGATTTTTTAGTATTTAAAAATGGTAAATTAATTACAGAAGCTAGTATTCTTAATCAATTTGCTAGAGAACATAATTTACATGCTGCTGCAATTCATCGTTGTTTAACTGGCAAACAAAAAGAACATAAAGGTTATACATTTAAATACAAGGACTAATATATGATTAAAATATCTATCAAAAAACAAGAACAGATTACTAACCAAGGGCTTTTTCCAACAATGGAAGAAGCTCAAGCTTGGCTTGACAAGCACGAAGGTATGGGTACTTTTGGACAGAAAGCTATCTTTCAAGAGCAAGATGTTCTTGTAGCAGAAGAAGTTCGTGGTCCAGTTCAGGAACTTGCAACTCCGGCAGTTTATGATAACAATGGAAATGAGCTAGAACCAGCCACATACACTCTAAATCCAGATGGAGTTATATCTCCTGCTATTTACGAGCGTAGAATTGTTATGGTTTCTCCTGCTCAGTATGAAGTTGTAATTGAGGATATTTCTGCTCAAATTGCACAGGAAGAAGTTAACGCAGAAGCACAAGCTTTTCTTGACTCAACAGACTGGATGGTAATTAGAGCTGCAGAGCGTGGAGAAGAGCTTTCTCCAGAGTTTAAAGCAGAGAGACAAGCTGCTCGTAATAGGATTATTAAATAAATTGAGGGAATATATATGGGAATATTTAAAGAAACCATAGGAACATTGACTGCATCAAGTACAACGCAACTAACTCTTGTAGGTAGAACTGTTGTTAGACTTGGTGGATTGTTTAAGGTTCTTGACTCTCCAACACTTTCTACCGCCGTTACAGGTATAGGTGGGCTTGATACTGGTACAATTGCGGCTTCTACTTTTTATTATGTTTACGCTGTTTCTAACGGTACAGCCCATGGAATTGTAGCTTCAACTAGTAATCAACTTCCTACTGGCTTTACAAGATATAAGAAAGTTGGAGCGTTTTATACTAATAGCGGTAGTTTGATTTTTTAGGCTTATAGATTTCAAGAAATAAATCAAACCGTTCTCACTACCTATACCGGCTCTGGTATTCAGACTCCTTTTAGCTGGCA